ACATAATTAATTACTACTATTTATAGAGATTCTAAATGGCCTCACTCAACAAAATACTTAATAAGATAAACAAAGCAAAGTCTGCGATCAACTCGATTAAGGGTATCTCCAGTAAGTTGAAGAGTTTGAACTTCACGTCTGCACTAGATAAACTTGGAGAACAAGCAGAGGAATCAAAAAGAGTTTTAGAGCAGAGACGAAGTTCTCTTGCGAAGGGACTTGAAGCTTCAAATGGTAAACAAGCTCTTGCCAAAAGAACACCAAAAGATGAGGAGATTGATCTCATATATCCAGTGAATGATCTGTTGGACAATTACATAGTGTTTACTATTAAACCAAGAACCATTTCTGCTACTGGAGCCGAAAGATTTCACAATGGTGATATTAACATCATGTTATATGTTCCCGATGGCATTACTTCAAGTATGACTGTTGACTATGAAAACAAAGGTAAGAGTGCATTAGGTCAAATAGCAAGTGCTACTATAGATGCTGGAGGGCCAACATCGCTTGACGGACTGGCTGCAGGCCTCAATGCATCTGGCGCAGCGATGACCCAAATGGTGCAAGAGGGAATGAACGCATTAACTGGAGACCAACTTAATAGGAAACGTGGTCTTGCAGTTAACCCTATGAAAGAACAATTTTTAAATGGTGTTAGTTTTAGGTCATTTGAATTCATATACGAATTCTGGCCTAAGTCACAAAAAGAAGCAGAAGTAGTTAATGAGATTATCTACACTTTTCGAAGTGCAATGTTACCTAATACAATGACAGCTGATAGTGAAGAGGGTGAGGTAGAAAACTACTTCAACTATCCCAACAAATTTACAGCAGAGTTTGACGGCCCCATTGCAAACACATTAGATGGTTATCTAGAAATGATTTGCACTAAGTGTGATGTAGATCACTTCAATGGACAAAAGTTTGCAGTGTTTGAAGGTGGACAACCTATTAGTACAAAGATGACAATCGGATTTACAGAGATGGAGATCATGTCACAACAAAACTATCAAGATATATCTGCATTTAAATCCAAGAAAGTTGGAGGAGCATCAGCATAATGGCTAATCAATTATTTAATAACTTCCCCGAGATACAGTACACACTTAACACTGGTAAGATCGTTACAATTAAGGACTTCTTCAGGAAGGCCACTATAGAAAAGAGTGCAGTAAATGATCTTATCGATTACACTTACTATGAACTATCAGAAGGGGATAGACCCGATGTGGTTGCATCAAAACTATATGGAGATGGTGATCTACATTGGACATTCTTCCTAGTCAATGAACTAGAGAACTATTACGACTGGCATATGGATTCCTCAATATTCGAAGAATATCTAAATACAAAATTCAAAGGACAGACTTTGTTTTCAGAAACCACAGGTGGAATTATAACAGATGCTAGCAAGTTTCTTGTTGGAGAAGAGATTACAGATTCCACTGGTGTAAAACTGGGACAGGTCATTAATGTCAATCCGACACACAAATCAATAACAGTTGAAGGTAGTGGGTTTGCAATCGATGATGTTGTGACAGGGTCTAACAGTGGTAAGTCTTTCACAATCGACACAGTAGCAGATCATAGAGATTCAACATCCTATTATGAGAATGCAGATAAAGTCAAAAGAAACTATGGTGGTTCAGGGTGGTCTGAAATTTCACACTACACTCAAGAATGGAACCTCAATGAGGCCAAACGAAAAATTAAAATCATTAGACCCGAGAAGATTAGAAGGGTTGTAACGGAATTTGAACGTGTGATGTCAAATGGCTGAAGATAAACAACAAGGTGGTTTAAACATAGAGTCTATCACTATTGTAAATCAATATGGTGATGTTATTGATCTCACAATGGTCTCTCCAAATGTCAGACTCTATGAATCGATCTATAACAAGTTTATCACTGGTGAGATTGCCGTTGTCGATGGTCTCAATATTTTAAAAAACTTTAGATTCACTGGACAAGAGTCAGTTAGAATATCAATCTCACAGCAGGAGGGGGTCGGAGAGAAGGCAACCGCAGCTGATTCGATTGATAAAACATTTAGAGTGTATAGTGTAACTGATCTTCAAAGAGTTAAATCTAGCACACAAACCTATATTATCAAAATTTGTGACCCAAGAATGTTTAGGGCAAGACGACATAGAATTAGTCAAACTCTTAGAGGGTCATATACTAATATGTTAGTTGGACTTGTTACCGATGAGAAACATGGTCTCAATGTTCCCAAAACAGATATCGATTTGTGGGAAGAAACCATTCCCGATAAAATGCAATTCATAGCACCTAACTGGACAGTTGCAAAAATAATTGACCACTTCACATCACAAGCATCAATCGGTAAAGACACTCATACTAAAAATGGAATGTTCTTTTATCAAACACTCAACGGTGGATTTAGATTTGCAAGTATAGACACGATGGCTACACAAGAGTTTCCATTAGTGTTCTCGTATATTCCAAGAAGTGCAGACAGTCAAGACGGTGTTGATTTAAATGCACCCCAAGGACAGAACACACAGATACTTCAATACAGCAAACCCCAAATGTTTGACACACTTCGAGGAACCGTTGGTGGTGCATATGCATCCCTAATGAAGTCTTATGACCCTCTACGAAAACTGGAAGGTGATATTACCTTTGACCTTGAAGAGTCCCATGCAAAGGGAGAACACGTTTCAGGCCACCCCATGGTAATGACTGGAGAAAACGAAGTCACCTACAGAGCTAATACGATGACCGACCCGAATGAGTCCCCATCATATGACGAGATAGATGTAGACCTTCCTATTAATGAGGCATACGAGAGTGTAGTGTTGTACACAAACACCCCCAACCATGACTTCGATAATTCAGATAGTGTCGGTGCTGAGGACACTTTTGTGGGAGATGTATTTAAAGATAATGCAAGTCTTGAGAGACGTGCATTGATGGAGAACTTACAACAACATCGTATCATGGTAACCATTCCTGTAAGAACTGATTTGTCAGTAGGAACAGTAGTCAAGCTTGGTCTCCCTTCGGCCGAATCACAACATGATGGTGCATCTACAAAAGACACTCTAAATGATGACAGGTATTTAATTATAGAACATTGTGTTGATTTCAACCCATTAACTAAAAAAGGTGTATCGACTATAGAGTGTGTTAAACAAAGTTACACTAAAAAGGTTAAAGATCACAAGCCTTCAGGGTTAGACCAAGGTACGACAACATGATGAAAACATTTTATGGTATAGTTGAGGACAGACAAGACCCACTTAAAGTAGGTAGAGTTCGTGTTCGTGTTCACGGAATTCATTCCGATGATAAACAATTAATAGCAACCCCCGACCTTCCATGGGCCCAAGTGATACTACCGACTACCTCTGCAGGGTTATCGGGTTTTGGTACACAACACGGTCTTGTGGAAGGGTCTACGGTATTTGGATTCTTTAGGGATGGGGAACTATGTCAACAACCAGTTATCATGGGAACTGCAGCTGGTATTCCTCAATCAGGATACAGAGAAACAGTTACAAAAGATCAGTTAACTAGAGATGTGGAAAAGGGGTTCAATGACCCAAGAGGATTAACGACTGCAGAATATGATGGAAAACCCGATGGGCCAAATCCAGCACAGGCACCTAATAGAGGATTCGGTCTTACTACTGCACTAGACACTGCACCCAAAATTTACGAGTCAAGAGAATACAAATACGATGGAACTGGTTCAACTATTACTGAACCAACTATCACAGCAGACGATCTTCCTTACTATCCATTATACACAGATAAGTCAGATTTGTCAAGTCTTGCAACTGGGACAGGAACTTATACAGATAGAGACACTACTAGTGCAAAGGGCATACCTTCTAAAGCAAAACCAGTCTACCCGTACAACAAGGTTATACAGTCCGAATCAGGTCATGTCATAGAAATAGATGATACACTAGGTGTTGAAAGACTTGCAATAGAACACCGTTCAGGAACCTTCCATGAAATTCATCCTGATGGCTCTCAGGTAACTCGAATCGTAAATGACAATTATACTGCAATCCTTAAAGATGACACTCTTTGGGTTGGTGGTAAAGTTAATGTAATTATCGGTGGTGATGCTACTGTGTCGGTGGGTGGTAACTTAAAAGCAGATGTGAGTGGAACTACTGATATAACATCAACTAAGAATTTATCTATTGTAGCTCCTGAAATAAGTCTAACAGGAACCGTAGTGAAGCTGAACTCATAATGGGAATGACAGTTCAAATAGATACTGCATTTGCTTGTCCAAATGACGATATCTTTTCTCTTCCAACTAAAGAGGATTTGGTTAATGCTATCAATAAGATTGCACAGATTCCCAGTAAGTTGAAAGTTGAGATGGTCAAGCTTGGTGAGGAGATAACTGCAGACGTTAAAGAACAAATTGAAGATGTAATCAAAACCATTGAAGAGTTTATAGAAACCATTTCTAAAATTCTCTCTCCATATTGGAAGAAGGGACAAACTCGTAACTGGCAGAAAGAAGCTAATGATGCAATTACTGAATTCATACAAGAGTTTCATATCTATGTTCCCACAAAGATTGCAGAGATAATTACAAAGATCATACCGATCAGTTTAACCTTCGATCTCTTTGGACTTAGTATTGATGTCACTAGAATATTTGACCCCTCTTATCAAAAAGAACTGCAAGATCAAATTTCAGGTATGTCAGAATCTTGGAAAAAGAAGTTAGAAAAACTCAAACAAGATTTACAAGATGGTAAGATAACTGCAGAAGAGTTTAAAGAACAGATGGATAAACTCACTGCTTTAAAAAGTCAAATCATAGACAAGTTCTATAAATTGATTCCTGAAAACATGAGGGGATGGGGTTCTGAGTTTGGTGTCCAGTGTGATGAGTGGAAAGCAAAGATGACTTGGCAGTATATCAAAACAGAGATACAAGAGTTGTTAACTAAGGGAATATTTAAAGTTTTTGGAAAATTGATATCAAAGTTTTCGAAGATATGGAAGTTATTAGGATTACCCGACTTAAGTGCATTAGTCGGTGGAGACATCGATGTGGGTGCATTGGTTGATGCAGCGATTAAATCATTAGTTAAAAAACGAGATGATATACTAAAGAAACTCCAAAACCCCAACTTACTTTCAGATGCAAAGGAAAAATTATTAAAAGAACTAACTGAAGCTGGGACTGCAATTACAGATGCAATCGGTGAGATTAGTATATTTGGTTTTAACATCATGGCAATCATTGGTGGTAAGATAGACACTACAGTCAAGTCCATCGAAGAAGAAGTCGTGGAATTGAAACTTGCACTTAAAGACTTCGTTGCAAACTGGCAAAAGAAACTCATGTTTGATTGGGTGGTAATAGTTAAGAAGTTCTTTAATGCAATTGGACTTGGTGCAATCTTTAAACCTCTCTTCTTTACATTGTGTGATCTATTAGGACTGATTGGTTTCCCACCAGCTATCCCAAGTATCGGTACAATTGCAGGAGTTATGGGTGTAGAATCTCTATCACCAAAGAAAAACACTTATGTTGCAAATACTGGCGATAGTAGTGGAGTTGAGTTCTATAGACATGGACAGGATATGGTTGATAAAAAGGTATTCAATGTTGCCACAGGAACAGGTAGTCTCAATGTATTCGTTATGGGTGATGGGTTTGGGGATGATGTAACCCCCACTACTGAGGGTGTAACTATCTCGGGTGGTCAAATAACATTTAGTGATGATATTCTCATGGAAACTGGAGAAACATTACAATCTGAAAATGGAATAAATAGTTTTGTCTCCGAAAGTTCATTAGCACTAACACAAGATGAGTTTGATAATGGAATTACTAGAGAAGTTTCGTTAATTCTGATTTAGAACAACTCTTAACGGTATAAATAGATATATGGCAATTCAAACTGAAATAGTAAACAACGCAAAAATTGTTAGCACCAAGGAAGAGTGGAGAGATTTGGATTTGTTTTTCAAAGCACATCCTATCACTGGAGATGTAACAGTTAAGACTGATACAGATGCTGTTAAACGATCTGTAAAGAACATCATATTGACGAATCATTTTGAGAGACCATTCAAACCAAACTTTGGTGGGTCTGTTAGAGATATGTTATTTGAACTAAACACTTCGAGGAAGTTGAGGAAGGTTCAAAACAGATTGAAAGAGACCATCGAAGCATTCGAACCGAGAGTCGAAGATGTACAAGTCATCTTAAAAAACGAAGACTCTAACGAACTGAACATTACTATTCATTATTCAATTAAGAATGGTATAAGAACACAACAAGTTGACTTCACTGTAACTAGGAAACGATAATGGCAATTAAGAGCTCACAAATTAATGTAACGGATTTGGATTTTGATTCAATCGCTACTAATCTAAAAACTTATCTACAGGGACAAGAAACCTTAAAGGATTATAACTTTGAAGGGTCTACACTAGCAGTGTTAGTTGATCTTCTTGCATACTCATCACACATTGGTGCAGTAAACACAAACATCGCAGGTTCAGAACTATTCTTGGACTCTGCACAAATCAGAAAGAACGTTGTATCTAGAGCAAAAGATTTAGGTTTCATTCCTGCTTCCGAGAAGTGTTCAAGTGCAACTATAGAATTAGCAATTAGAAATGTTAAAAATGCAGATGGAACTTACCCGACAGTTAGTCAGATGCAATTAGGTAGAGGAAGTATGTTCTCTACGGTTTATGATGGTGCAACATACAACTTTGTTGTACCAAATACCATCAACCCAACTCTTGCTGGGAGTACTTACACTTATCCAAGTGTTCCCCTAGTGCAGGGTACGTATGCTTCAGATCAATTTGTATTCGATAACCAAACACCGAATCCTAAGTTTGTTTTATCTAACGAGAGAGTAGACAGAAGTAGACTTCAAGTGTCAGTTAATTCGGGAGGAACATCAACAACGTTCACACTCTCAACAAACATATCAAATGTTAAAACAACTTCAGCAGTTTATTATACACAAGAGAACGAAGAAGGATTTGTTGAAATTTACTTTGGTGATGGAGTATTAGGTAAGGCATTATCGGACGGAGACATTATCACTACTACTTATATTATGGTAGACGATATTCATGCTGACGGAGCCAAGAATTTTACAATGGTTAATTCTGTTAATGGATTTAGTGACACTGTTATTACTGTGTCGGCAAAGGCTTCAGGTGGTGCAGAGAAAGAATCAATTGAGTCAATCAAATTTAAAGCAACCAAGTTCTATACATCTCAGAACAGACTGGTAACACTGAATGACTATAAAGCAAAGGTCACTGAGTATTACCCGAACGCAGATGCAGTTGCAGTGTGGGGTGGTGAAGAAACAATCCACCCGAGTATGGTAAAGTGTTCCTTGCAATCAAACCATTAAACTCAGACTACCTTTCGGATACAGAGAAGAAGGTAATTAAGACTAAGTTGAATGACCTAAATATGTTGACAGTAAGACCCGAAATAGTTGATGCAGAGATCGTGAAGATTCTGATTTCAACAACATTCAAATACAATGAAATGGCAACGACTCTTTCAAAAGGAGAATTGGAGTCATTAGTTAAAACAACAATCAATACTTTTGATAATACAAACTTGACTAACTTCGATTCTATCTTCAGACATTCAAACTTAACTAAGACTATTGATGAGGCAGATTCATCTATCTTAAGTAACACAACAAACATACGACTCAAGAAAGCCCTTCCTGTTAAAGTCACCCAATTACTCAGTTATACTGTAAGTATGGGTAACGGATTATACAATCCGACTTCAGGATATAATGAATCACTAGGTGGTATCACAAGTACTACAGGGTTCTATGCATTAGGTGATGCAACTAACATTCAGTACTTTGACGATGACGGCAAGGGTGCGTTAAGAAGATTTAGACTTTCAGGGTCAACAAGAATTTATGTAGATAGTTCAGCTGGTACAGTTAACTATTCTACAGGACTAGTTTCAATCAATTCCATCTCCATAACCTCAACGGTGAATGCAGATAGTACGATTGATTTCACACTTATACCGAGTGGCAGCGACGTTGTTGCAACAAGGGGTATCTTAGTTGATATCTCTGCTGACGATATTTCGGTTAAGGGTGAGGTAGACACCATCGCAAGTGGTGAGTCGAGTGCAGGAGTAGGATACAGTTCTACTTCTTCCTCTACATATTAATGATGTATAAAGTGGTGAGAGATGGTAGGTTCCATGCTCTCAGTAGCATCCCATTAACTTGGTTTTTATAGGAGAAAACAAAATGGCAGATAAGAAAATAAGTGCATTAGCAGCGGTATCCGATTCGAGTATCACAGCAGATGACCTTCTACATATTGTAGAAAACCCAGGCGGAACTCCCGTCAACAAAAAGATGACCATCGGTCAACTGTTCGAAAATATCCCTACGCATTTAGCGATAGACGATATCACAACAGTAACCGCTGCGAACGCAACACTTGCTAATTCTTTTGCAACAGCAATCGATTTATCAGGTGCAACAGCAAATGTTCAGTTCACATTGAACAATGGCTCAGACACAGGACAGATAAAAGTTATCTGGGCTTCAACTGAACCAGCTGGGGCATTTAATGCCAACATCCAAGTAACTTCATTCGGCCCAGCTGCATCGAAAACGACTAACATCGTTTTATCTACGATTGGCGAAGCATGTGTGTTGATATGGACTGGAACCCATTGGTTCCCAATTGCAGATTCAGGTCTTACAGCATCTAGAGCTGCAATTTCTTAAGAGAATTAATTAACTATGTCTCACGAAAAACAAATTTCCGAAAGGTTATCATACAGACTTCCCTCTCTACTCCCCGAGTATTTGAGAGACGAAGCTCCTGCATTTGAATCTTTCCTTAAGGCGTACTTCGAATTTTTAGAGGCAGAGATATTAACTCTTGAGAGTCAAGGCGAATTAGACGGTTTCGCCATAGAAGATGGTAGAGGTTCATTATTATTTGAACCTGCTACCGTCTCACCGTCCCCTACTTCAGAAACATCTAAGGTTATTAGTGAGACTCAGTTGACTCTTGCAGGGCCATATACAGTTGGTGAGTATATTGTAGGAACAACCAGTAAGTCCGTTGCAAAGATAGAAGTTGTAAACGGCAATTCATTATTCATTAACACAATTTCGGGTAATGGTTTCTCAAAAGGAGAGACGGTTACAGGTAGAAATTCCAAACAGAAGGGTATAGTTAGTACCTACAAAGAGAACAGTGTTCTCGCAAACAACAAATTATTAGACTACTCAGACATCGATAATACGACTGAAGACTTCTTGGAGTATTTCCAAAAAGACTTTATGCCTTCGATTGATCTTGCATCTTTAAAGAACAGTCGTCTAACAATCAAAAACATCCACGACCTTTATCAGATGAAGGGTACTGGAGAATCATTACAGTTCTTAATGAGATTATTGTATGGGCAAGACGCCACAATAAGATACCCAATTGATGAAACTATTCATGTAAGTGAATCGGGGTACACTCAACAGAGAAGAATGAGATTGACAATGACTTCAGGAATTCCTGAAGCAAACGATAAGATAACTCAATACGATTCAACTGGAAAGATAATAATTGCACAAGCAGTTATTGAGAATGTATATTACGATAATGTACCTAACTTGTATTCCCTAGAGATCATGAACAATCATGTGGGAGTGTTTACCAAGGGAAGTACAGTTACAATCCTTGACAGAGACGGTATAACGACACTTACTGCAACAGTCAATGGTATCATCTCAGACATCACAACAGGTTCATCTAGTTATATTGCACACAATGACAGTGGAGTTATTCTTCTAGAGTCAGGAGAAAGTGCTGTTTACAGTGGAAGTTATGATGGTACACAATTAAACACTGAATCCACTAACGGTGGTGGTACATTATATGAGACTAAGTTAAATCCTTTCGGGGCACTTTATAATCTGACTGATCAGATTAATATCGTTGGTTCTAAAGATGACACCGACACTACAGAAACCAAGGCAGTTGTAAATGGATTAGTAGAAGGTGGTATCACCGAGATCATGATTGAGAGTCGAGGTGTTAATTACGAAGCTGGTGATATAATTGTATTCGAGGGTGGAGCAGGTGATGGTGCTGAGGCAGTCATTGGTTCTATTGTAGATGCAATCTTACTAGAAACTCAAACTAAACCCGAAGGTCGTGATAGAATATTTGTCACCGAATGGGAATTCACTGCAATAGCAGGTCAAACAGTATTTGGTGGAGCTTCGGTAAGAGATGACTATAACAACCTTGTTATTTTTAACGATGACTCAGTTAGAGTTTTCGTAGACGGTATTGAGAAGGTTAGAACTACACACTTCACTACCCAAAATGACCGAGTCACATTCGAGTCAGGATTAACTGTTGGTCAGACAGTAAATGTATACCTCTCATTTAACAGTTTAACATACGAAGATGATTCACCGATTAACCATGAAACAGCAACTGGTGAAATCAGGAGTGTATTCATTCAGTCAGGGGGTAGTTACACTACAGTACCTAAGGCATTCCCAGGCGGTTACATTTACCTGAACGATCTATCAGGGTATTTTTTAAATGGAGTTGTTACAGGAGGCACTTCGGGTGCAACTGCAACCATCTCAAGAATTGAAACACTACAGAAACGACTAGTTGTCAAGAGATCATCCACCGACACTGGAGTGTTCCAAGTTGGAGAACTAATTGAGAGTGGTGATACAGCAAGAGCATGTACTCAGGTCAATGTTTCGAGTGGAACAGGTGCAAAACTATTTGTTTGGTCAGATACAGCAGGTGGTGTGGCATCCATAAACATTCAAGATCAGGGTAATAAGTTTGATGGAAATGGTATTTTATCATCTACATCACACTTCCCTATGCTAATTACTACACCTAGTGCAACCCTTACAAAAGATATTACATTCACTGGAACCATGTCAGGGTCAACTGGTAAAGTTGTATCGTATGATGCAGACAGACACATTCTAACCTATAGAAGTTTAACAGGGGAGTTCTTTGAGAACGAACCAATAACATATAATATCTCCGATGGGTTTACAGTATTAAAGTCATCCATATTTGATGGACGAGGATTGTTTGCTGGTGAAGGTATCATCGAAGAACAAATTGTTGGTGATTACGGTACTACAAATGCTTATGCAAGTAGAATCCATGATGGTAAGTTCTATCAGTCACATTCATATGTTGTAAAAGTTGGTGAGTCCATTAACAAGTGGAGAGGTGTGGTTAAAGATTTACTACATCCAGCTGGTCACATCTTCTTTGGTGAAGTGGCAATTAAGAATCTTATCAGTACAGTAGCGGACTCTCAAGTACGATTCCTTCCTACTATCATGATACCATTAACCACCGATGCCAGTATTGAGAATGCATTCTCAAACAGTGTTAAAAAGATTCAGATTTACACATTAGATCATGAAGACCTTCTCATGGAAACTGGGGATGCAATTCTATCTGAAGATGGACTTGGTCTTCTCGTCACCGAAAATGGTGCTAGAGATTTACAACCAGCATTATTAACTCTAAGAGAAGCAGGTGTTCCTGCTGTTAACACTAACCCAGTAGATGGTAGTGCAATTTCTGCCTACGCAGTGGTGGGTGGTATTGAAACTGGTAGAGGAACCGAGTACTACGACTCTGAGATGAGAAGTAGAAAACTTAATATTACTGTTATAAATAGTGTTGCAAGTGCAATTACACAGAGTTCACCTAGATTAGATTCAGTGATGTCTGTATTAAATCTTCGTAACATAGATAATGGTTGGGTAGTTGTTGAAGATGAGAGAAACAGATATGGAAGACCAGCAGACCAAGGAAAGACTTTCGTATCCTATACTCCTAGTACAGAAGAGACACTTGTATATGAAGACGGTACAATTATTCTAAGAGAACCACAACCCGACTACATGAGATTTGAAGAACGAGTTAGAAGAAATGTAACTGTTCAAGGTGTGTCAGGTGAAAGGATTATATCAGAAGACGGTATTGATCTATTCAATTTGGAGACAGCAACAACACTAGAACCAGTTGAACATTTCGTAACTGAAAGAAGTATAGAAGTAGAAAGTGGTTTGTTCCTTGAACAAGATATTGGTGAAAGACTTATATCAGAAGATGGAACAGCATTTATTCAAGAGGGTGTGTCCGAAACAGGACTAACTTCGTTTGTCCCATTTGGGTCAACTCTAAGAACCCTAAATATAATCAGTGGACAACAGACTTACGATATTTCATATTACATCAAAGATGAAAGTGATAATGACATTGCATTGGAAGATGGAGAACCAAAAGAAATTAGTGGTTCAGCAAATCCAAGATACAATAGTGCAGGTGCCTCATTCCTAATGAGTGAAGTATCAAAACCTGAAGGACTACGAATTAGTGACTTAGATACCTACTTCCCTAATTTACATTTGCCCGAATATGAACTTCAGGCAAGAAAAAGAACAAATATTACATTTAGT